AGGCAGGCACATGGTTTAGTCCTACATTCGCTTGGTAGGACTTGATAAAGTTAGACATAAGAAACCTCCGTTTTTACATAGTCGTAATAAATAGTCTTAACTATTTCTTTCGCGGCGAGCTTCTTTTGCCTTTTGCTTAGCAACGTCGCGCTTCTGTCTGCGAATAGCTGCTTGTTTCGCATGGCGTTTGGCGTCAGAGGGCTTCTTAAAATATCTTCTATCTCTGATTTGTTCCATGATTTTTGCTTTCTTGCACTTTTTGATGAACTTGCGGATCATCTTTTCGTGGTTACCACGACACTCTCGCGCATTTACAACTACGTTAGCGCCTTTACGTTTGCTCATTTGTATTCCTATTTGAGTGCTTGCCAAACTTTGCTTGCATTTCCCATCAGAGAAGATATATCTACACCCGCATCTGTGGGATCGTCGCCAAGAGGATTTGACCTGTGTGATACTCCGGGTGCTCCTGCTTGTTTCATGGGCTCAGTGCCCTCAAATAAGTCAACACCATTATAAGCGTCTTGTCCAATTGAATCTAACAACTTCCTGCGATGCTCTTGTAGTTTCTTGTTCGCCTCACGGGACTTACGTTGCATTTGCAAGTCTTCATTAAATAGGTTGTCGTTCTTTTTCTTTTGCTTATTCTCAACGATTGGTTGTTGAGCCAATCCCGCAGTAACTTGCGATACAACCTCAGTAAGAAGCCCCTCTTCTATAAGGACCTCTTGGATACACTCTTTTACAACTGGCTTAATTAGTTTTTTTAGCTGAGCTTTATTCATAATACCTTCTTGTTAATCTAAAATAAAATCGAAAAATCCTTCTAATACTTGATCAATTTCTGCATCGGTCATATCAGAGGCGTCCTTATTTATACCACCGTTTTCATACAATTTTTTCATATTTTTAAAGTTTTCTTGTGCTTCTTCGCTCTTTAAGAAATCAAATAACTCTTTGCTTTTACGGGCAGCCTCGAAGTATTCGCCTTGATCGTAAAGTTCTTTGATTTCTTCACGATCGTCTTGTATCTTTTCAATAAAGTCAAGAATCTCTACATAGTTGCTGTATGTATCTTTCATAATTGTTAAAGGAGCAACAATTGCTCTTTGAAATTTATCAACTAGATTTTTGCTTTTTATCTCTTCGGAATCTGTTAGGACAGGAACTTTTTCTGTTTCTTCATCGCCGTCATAATCTTCGACACTATATTCATCAGGAGATAGCTCAGCGGGGGCTTCTTCTTCTGGTTCTTCAGCAGAAGTATCCGGCTCCGCAACTTGGGGCTTTTCAAACTTAACAGTATTCAACCTACCCCACTGGTTTAGAACTTTAATGACCTTTTTTAGCTCGCCACCGGCAAGTCCAATACCAGAAAGTCCTTGTAAGATTTCTTTTGTAGTTTCGGCAGAAAATACTCTGTCTCTTTCTGATTTTGAGCCTTGTAGGGTTACAGCTTCTAGCATAACCCCCTCATCATCAGCAGCACTTGCGATTAGGTTTACAATCTGTCTGATCAAGCCATCATCAACAACGCCAGACAAAAGGTTCTGCAAAGAATCAGGATTATCTTCGGAATTTAATCCATAGATAACCTGCTCTTCTTCTTGGAGAAACCTACGCCAGTTCTCTGTTAGAACTTGCTGTGACTTGAAACTTGACCACCTACTCATCACAAAACCTTCTTTATACCGGCAAGATCTTTCATTCTATTAAGCTGCTCTTGCATAGGCTTCTCGGTAAACTCCGCATCGATCACATCTGGATCTGGCAAAGCGGCAGCATCAGTTGGCTTTTTAGCACCGGCATCTTCAAGTCCATACTTCTCGGCAATCTTTTTGCGTAAAATCTGTAAGAACTTTTCTTTAGCGACTACCGCACTAGTACCAAAAACATCTAGTGCAAACATTGTACCAAAGAGAAGTCCAAATAGAACTTTATGGTTTGAATAGAATTCATCCATAGCATCAACAAATGCTCCCAATGGCTTTTGAAACAAAGCAACTATTTTATGAGCTGCAGTTCCTTTTGGAAATACAGTCATTGCAAGAAGCATGTACTGGTTGATAACTCTGTGTCCTCTGAGAAAAGCACCCAAAGTAGGAATCTGTGCTTCATTAAGCTGTGCTTCTTGTAATTCTTCTTCTTGAACTGACTTTCCTAGAACTTTATCAATGTTCTGGACTATCAACTGTGCCTCTTTCTTATCCATTCTCTAACACCTCGTTTAGTAGCCTGTTGATTCGGTCGGCTTTTGTAAATACTTTATTGGTAAACTCTTTGCCTTCTTTCATCATGAAGGCATTGGGAGTAGATGGCTCAGACACAAAGTCAAAACAGATTAGCTGGAAGTCTTCTTGGACAACCACGTTACCGGCGGCTTCTGAGACAGAACCCATACCTCGTGAAGAGATACCAAGTTTGACGCCTGACTCTACAAGAGACTTGAGAACCTGACCTGATGGGGTGTTAAGAACCTTAACCTTACCCATAACTTGCTTATCTTCCATCCAGATAGCAGTGACCATATGTGAAGCGTTCTTTAAGTTGATAACAGAATCATCAGGGTGATCTAGTTCGCCAAGTGCTCTGTTTTCTTTTACTAGTTTTTGGTAGTTTTGAACCTCTCGGGCCAGCACCTTGTAGGGATAGACGCGACCATTTCCATTTTGGACATCGGCTTCTTGTAGTTTACCTGTGAGCATCATACCACCGTTGGTAACAAAGCGCTTCTCATCTTCTGTAAGAAGGTCTTGGCAAACACCGCCTTCACATAGTTCGTAGTATTCTCTTAATAGTTTCATCTTTTTCTCATTTGTTGTTTGTAGGCTTTAATTCCCTTGGCTGCTTTTGCAAAAGCTCTTCTGGTAATCTTAATCGCTTCTTGGTCATCAACATTGTTGCCAAAATCTATAATTGCTTTTTCTGGATTTCTACCCCCGCGAGGGATACTTGCGCCGCCTTCATTCAAAAAATGAATCATGGCTTCAAACATTTCTCTTTCAGTGTATCCCGGTCCTAAACCTTTGGTGATTACCCTTAGAAGCATGTTTGCAAAGCGTTCAAAAGTTTTGTCGCCAGCACTAGCCTGAGCCTTTTTGGGAGGCGCTGGTGGTCTACTGGTTGGCTTACGAGGTGGGGGTGGAGGTCTTCTGGTTTGCTTACGAGGAGGGGGAGGAGGCAACGGTGGGCGCTGCTCACTAATAGCGGCATCTACCTCTTCTTTAATGATTTCTTTTAATCTTTGTTTTGTAATATTCATAATAATCCTTCTGCGGGCGTTACCCGCGCGAGCTAAGAGCCTTTGCAGCAACGACGGACGGGCTGTAAGCCCCACTTACTGATTAGGTAGTTGTTCATCACTCTTCTCCAAAAAATTCGTCATGCTTGTAACTGTATCTTATCATGATTCCATCATCCGAGAATACCATGTTGAGAACATAGGATGTTGCGGACGAGAGGCAACCAAGCAAGAAAGCGTTGACTAGCGTAACGTCATAGGTAAGTAGTTCTGTCCAAGGAGAAAGTAGACACAAAAGCCATCCAACGTGAAAACCCATACACATAGGGCAGTGAAAAACCTTGCCGTATCCCTTGTAGGAGTCCTTTGCAGGGCGTAGTTTTTTTAGTATGGGCATATCGCTATAGACTAAAATTTGTGTTAGTCCGTAGGCGATAAGGACGAATAGTAAGAGTTCTATCATTTCTTTACCTGATTTGAGTTGAATTTGTTTGCTAAGTATTTCTGAAGCTCAGCGTTTACGTCTGGGATTGGTGCTAGATCATCCATGTCTTCCATTGCTTTCAAAAGATCATTAATAAAAGCAACCTCGATGGGGTCATCAACAATCTTGGAAACATCGTCGTCAACGTTTAACTTGTCTAGCCCAGTTGCTGATTTAAAAGAGTCTTCTGCACCATAGAGCTTTCCAACAATCTCTTTAGCATCTTTTGCTCCCTTCCAAAGAGAGAAGATGTTACTAACAACTGGTATCTGCTCTATTGCTGCTTCTGCTGCTTTTTTGCCCAACTCTTGCCCTGCTTCCATAGCACGGTGAGTTTTAATTAGTTTTCTAAGATCTCCGACTGTCTCTAATGGCGCTTCTTGAATAACGTATCTATCCCAGCGCTCCATTATGACTTTCATGTTGTTAGGCATAATTGGCTCCTAGATTGTATACATGTATGAGAAGGTGTAGGGATCTCGAATGTAACCCTTACGGATAGAGCCTTGCTCGTCGCGCTGTGGGACTTCACCAAGTTCAGTAGAGTCAGTCTTATCTGGATCGGTATACTCGTCTTCAACGCCGCCGACCATCGCTTCAACATTGTCGTAGTAAGGCTTCTCTTCTTTGATAAATTTCTCAATGCTTACAAGCGCAAACTTGGCTGCATTTAGCTTGCCGTCGGCTGCTTCTTGTAGGCTTGCTTCCATCGCGCCGTAGAAAGAGCCGCCTTGAATAGACTCAGGAATGACGATGCCCTTTCTAGCAAGATGATTGAATAAGCGGTTCTGTGCGCCGTAGGTAAAGTCAGTCATAGTTTGCTTAGGGAACGCAGTAATCTTTTTGTCCTTTCCAGATAAAACAATGTCAATGTCTCCGTGGTCAAAGATCATTAGATCACCACTTAGAGACTTACGAATGTCTAATTCTAGGGTTATAGTAGGAGGGGGAGTCTTTGGCTTTATTGTAACCTTGACTGGTTCTGGAGTTGGGACAATTCTAACTGTTACTGCCATCGTCGTAGATTTCCTTTACGAGTTCTTGAGTCTTCAAGATTGTGAAGAGAGTTGCTTCTGTCAAGACTGTTTGGTTTGATAAAGCTGCAAGGCGTTCCTTGACTAGCTCTGTTTTTTTAATCATTTCTTGATCAGTAGCAACCTCTTCAACTTCTTTTGCTTTCTCAAGGGATTCCTTCAATCTTGTAAGTTCGCGATTGAGGTAGATTTTGGTTTCCAAATCATCAGTAGAGAATGATGAGATGTAGTGATTTAATAATTCTTTTTGTTCTCGGAGTAAAGTAGAGCCGTACTTTTCATTGAACTTCTTGGTAAAAGTTGTGTAAGTGAGGCTATCAATAGGTTGCATTGCCTGTTCTTCTATCACTCCAGTCATTCCATCAACAATCTTTGACTCCAACATCACAGCCTGCTTGGGAGAGTTGGTGTTAAACATCTTCGCGATAGTTGCGAGAGACTTGTAGTTGGGAACGAAGTTGTTGAAGGTTGCGGGGCTCAACTCCTTGTTGATGTCATTGATAACTTCGGTCTGTTGCTTGAACAGTCCATCGGGGTCAATAAGGCGCTTAGCAGCCATCACAGCCTCTACGATTTTTTTACTAGTGGTTTCGTCTAGGTTCTGATTTTCGTAGAGCGAGCGGTAGCATTCTAGGTCTCTTTTGAGCAATGAGTCACCTGTAAAGTGCTTACGGACGATAGAGACAACCTTGGCTTTCCGTTCGGTGTCGCCCTTGATAATAGCGACGGTTGCTTCGCGGGCAAGAGCCTCGAATACAAAAGCCGTGTTTCTCTTTTTGTTATGCTTATTCTTCATCATTATTCTCCGTAACTTTGGTCTCCAGTGATTCGAGCAAGAACTTAACAGAGTTGTTTACTTCTAGAAGGGCGAGTTCCTCTTCTTGTTCTCTTTCATAAATAGGGTCTTGCTCTTCATAAATGCCTCTAGCCAATGATCTTAGTTCTGGGGCACCTAGATTGTTGGTTCTGTAGGTATTCATTTCCGGGGTTGGAACACTACTGTAGTTTCTTGTTCTTGCGCCTGCTGGGCGCTTATCTACGGCAACCTTTTGGTATGTCTTACCCTTGGAGCCCTTGGTAACATATTTCTTGCCTGCTCTCGCACGCTTGCCAAGAGACTTAGCGAGGCGCGGTGAGTCACGGGAGCCGGGAGGGGCTGCTAGAAGTGCGGAATCATCATCACCGTCCTCATCGCCACCGGCATCGTCGGCACCAAGGTCAAGTTCTCCACCACCTTCTTCACCACCGCCGAGGTCTAAGCCACCTTCGTCGCCTCCACCGAGGTCAAGTCCCCCGCCTCCTGCTTCACCACCACCCGCAGCAGCCTCTGCAACACCTTCGAGTGCTGTGTCGTGCTTACGGTCGTAGAACATCTCGCGCTGGTTGCGTAGGAACTCTTCGTGTGACATACCAAAGATATTGTCAGCAACCCAGCGACGGGAAAAGAATCCTTCTGTTGCTGAAGCGGCAATATCAAACTTGGTCTTCCAATGTTCTAATTCCTGTAACTCTGCAATTCTACTTGGGTTATTTAGTGCGAGCTTGAAGTTAAGAAGATCTTCGCCTCTGTACCCAAGAGTGTAAAGATGGATAATACCAATCTTTTCTAGCTCGTGAAGAACGGAACGCTGTAGGCGTTGGATCGTGCGAGCAAAACGAATATCCTTGGTTGCTAGTGTGGTCTTGTCTTCCTGTGCGCCCTCACCCATAGTGAGGTAAGCCTGTGGGATTTTAATTGCAGAGAACAACTTGTCGCGAAGATATTTGATGTCGTCAATCGCAGTCGTGTTCTGACCACCACCGAGGTTTTGGATGTCGGTCACAGACCCAGCACGAATCGGAATATAGTAGTCCTCTTCGATGGATAACGGGTTGTAACGCAAGTCAATGCGACCTGTGTCCTTATCAACAATAGTGTGTCTCTTTAGCTGAGTCACGATCTTCTGCATATATTGCTCGACCTCTTGTGGAGGAATAGCGCCAACATCAATCTTGAACACTTTACGTTCTGAAGAGCGAACAATGCGGTAAGCCATCATTGCATCTTCCATGAGGGTAAGTTGACGCCAGATACGGCGTGCAGGTTCTAGAACAGAAGTTCCGTATGGTGAATACTTGTCGTTACCAAGAATGCGAAAGTGAGCAATCTGCCAATTCTCAAAGGTCATACCAGCAGAGTTCCACTGGTACTGGATATAATTAGGGTTTGTTGCGTCAAGTCCTTCTAGCCTCTCGACCTCTTGCAGTGGGAGAGCAATGGTTGACTTGATGCCAATTTCATCGTCTATGTCAAGGTAAAGAATAAAATCACCATATTTGCACATTGTGCGGCACCAACCAAAGAGGTTGTGCTCAACGTTCATTACATTGTGATAAAGTATGTTGAGAACAGCCTTAATTTCATCGTTGCGGCACTTGACGTTTAGCATCGGAGAAAGAGCAGAGAAAGTCGTCATCTCGTCGGCATAGATGTCGAGGGCAGAAGCCAACTCTGGCATGTATTCCATCTGGTCGAAATCAATGTAGCGCTCTGAACGACGCTGGTTTGCGATAGCATTTGCTGCAATCGTATCAAGCGGGTTATAGGATTGCTTTTTGAACTGCTGTCCTGACGCTGACTTAAATCTTGTAGAATACTTGTCAAGATGCTGTCTACGAATCTTGCGACCAGACTCGGAGCGATAGCTGATGATTGGACCAGAGAACAAGCGTGTTAGAGACCGGAATAGTTGTGAATCTCTGTTCGCTGGATTCTTGCCTTGTTTTGGGTTTCGTGGGGCCATTTATTTTCTCACTTAATTATCCACATATATTGGGAATATAGATTTTTTGCTTCATTCATTTTACTTGTATTATCTTCACCTGTGTAGCCAATTTGTCCTTTTATCTGTGTATTCAGGGTTGTTCTCGAAGTCATGATGGCGTCTACAAATGCTTTTTGGTAGTTGAGGTCTCGGGCGTTTGATTGGAGGGCAGTGTCCCTAACCCAACAACAAATCGCAAGAGCCATTACCAAATCGTCATTGTAGCCCCTCATGGCTTGTGGCTTCCCGTTATACCAAATAAAAGTACGAAACTCGTTTGCTAAACGTGAAGAATACGTCTTAACTAGTTTGTTTCTCATAAACTCTTCTAGCTTGGCTACGATGAGAGGTCTAGTCTTACTTGTGGTCGAGAAGCCTGCGATAGCTCCCGACTTATGTTCGCCAAGGTGCTGGTCAATATATTCATGCGTAGACTTGATAGAATAATAAAGATTAGGATAGCCATACTCTACCAGTTTATCTATGACGGTGTAGCCAATAGAATTATTTTCTACGACGAGCATGGCGTTACCAAACTCTCTACCGACTTGGTTAAGCATGTTAGCATAGAGGTCGGGTGTTGGCTTGCCCATGTATTCACCAATGATCTCCATCGTCTCAAGTTTTAGTATGTGAAATGTAGAACTATCGGCTCCATCACCTCTGGCTACGTCTGCCGCCATAAGATAGTTGCAGCTTGGATCATATTCTTCCCAAATCCAAAAGTTTCTATCAAAACCGGTCTTATGCTTAGGCTCTTTAATGTTAGCCATAATCCATTCCATGTTCTCTGGATCAATAACAGTTTCACCGGATGTGTTGAAGTTACACTCCAACTCCTGAGCGATCTGTCTTCTGGACATGTTCTTGGTTTCTTTCTTGAACCATTCTTCATCTCTATCCGGGTGAACGTCCCACATAAGCGTTGTGAGATGGAAATTATTTTCATTGGTCTCGGCACCTACACAAGTTTTGTGGAACCAGTTGCCGACGCCGTTTGGTGTGGAGATCGCAATGCAGCGACCACCAGTTGATAGTGTTGGGTAAAGACCAGTCCATAGATCTTCTAGACCCTCAATGTGGGCAGCCTCGTCAAGAACGAGAAGAGATAGTGCTTCGGAACGACCAGCATCGCCAGAGGTGGAGGCAGCCTTGATAGAAGAACCATTGGACAACTCAAAAGACGTGCGGTTGTCGGTTGTGATGTTTGCAATCCTGATCCAGTCAGGAAGGTTCTTCATAATGTTTTTGACTTTTCGCACCAAGTTGCCTGCTGTCTCAAACTTGGTCGCCATAACAAGAATTGTCTTGTCGCGGTGGAACAACATCATCCAGACAATGTAGCCGGCAGTAATCGTTGAGATTCCTAGCTGACGACCCTTGTTGATAATATTGAAGCGGTAGTCGTTAAAGTCGTTTAGCAGAACGTCCTGATAATCGAACGTGTTAAACAACATAAGCCCGTGCATCGGGTGAGAGATGCGGGCATAGTTTTTTAGGAAGTAAGAAGGATCTTTACCACACTTAACGACTTCTTTCAGTATTTGCTGTTTCGTTAATCTTGGCATTCATACCCACTATAGACCCATTAACTCTTCGTGAGCAGAAGTAAGAATATCTTCAACTCTTGATAATCTAGCCTCCATTGCGAGGGCTATTGCCTTTTCGATCAAAACGCCAATTTCGGTTTCAAAATCACGCATTGAGTCAGAGCCCTGCATTTCTTCAAGCTCTTCTTTGATGAGCTTTCTTAGTGTTGCTTGTGTAAGTTTCATTTTTTTTCTCCTGAATTTGCTGGTCTCTTGTCGTTTGGTGGACGCTTACCAAGACCACCCTGTTTCATAAAGGCTTCCCAGCCAGCAGCTAGCTTATCTTCTGTGGCCTCGCCAACAACAGCAACCTCTTCCATACCACCGACCTTGTACTCAAGAACAGCAGTAACCCAAGAACGAACACGAGATGAGTTCTCAACACGGATGTCGATCTCTCCCTGCTTGGTTAGTGATGGAGTAGCACCGGTAATCTTGCGTGCTTCTTTCTTGAGGAACTTAACGATCTCGTTCATCTGTGCCTCGACATCAGACTCAAACCCATTGGCATATACTTCCTTAAGGGTGACCTCTGACATGTAAGAAAGGCGCATGATGTTGCCGTGGAACTTGACATTGAAGCCGTCCATAACACGCTTGTCAATAAGGGGGTTTCCCTCTTCTCTCTTGAGACCTGCCTTGACAGGCTCGCCATCTTCGGTCATTGCGCCGTCGTAGGCGTTTGCTGCGGCTTGTGATAAGCCTTGAACGATTTCGTAAACTGTTGCCATTATTCCATTCCTTTGTTGTGCTTGCCATCTAAATAGTGGTAGACTTTACCTAAGTAGTCAGCAGCAAGAGTAATTTTTGATTGAACCCAGCCGGGTAGGTCAGAGTATTGCGAAGCAAGTTGTGATACTTCTGGGGCGTATTTCTCTAGCTTATGAAGATCAGACATGGCCATTTGGACTTCATGGTCATCGTCATCGATGCCACCATGCATCATGGGCGGCTCGCAGCCCTCGTTTGTTTGCTGCGGCTCTTCCTTGGGAACTCCCTTGGACATTACACCAAAGGCACGCTGTATAGCAGTACGCCCCTTTACAAGATCGCCTGTTGCTGCCATTTCAAACATTTTACCAATCATTTGATTAAGGAACATCAACTCTTGTGATTTTATTTTTTCTACATCAATGTTCTTGATCGTTTCTATGATCTCTGCCTTAAGGGCTTGAGGCGTCTTGGAGCCAGTTTTCAACTTCATTTTGTCTTCTTGTTCTTCAAGCACTTCTCTAATTAATGCTCTCAATTCTTCAGCCTTCATCTGGTCTCCATCCTTGTTTCCAACGTTCTTCTCTTCCCTCGACCCATTTGACATAACACTTGTAACAGCAGCTATACTTTACTAACGATACATCATCGCGGGCTGAATGTGAGAAAGCACCACAAACAGGGCACCCTGTCTTGGATTCTCTATTAAGTAGTTTTCTTGAAACCTTTATTCCATTTAGTTCTACTTTGTCGTTGGCTGCGTCGTTTTTCTTTTGTTTCTTGTAGAGATCTCGCATCTGTTCCAAATAAACTTTCTCTTTGTTCTCGTCCCAATCTGCCTTGGGATTCTGGATTGCTTCTTCGCCGTACTTATCGGCGATGGCTTGCTCTACTCTAACAATGTAATCTGGATCATCCTTTTTCATAATCCCACCTGTCTGTGTCTCCAAGCTTCTTACTTTCGTTTTCGTGACTGATTCTCTGTGGGGAATCAGAATCTTTATAGACTTTCATCCAGTATGGAATCTCAAGCTCTTCAGGACAGAGTGATGAGTCAAGAAAACGCATCTTATTATTAGGGCCACATATGAGAGCACCGGTATGATCGTCAAAGAAGAAAGTCTTTGTTTTGTGCTCGTGCCAAGTTTCGGATTGTCCGTAGTCTGTGGTATCTCTAGGGCGCTGTGGATCACAAGTCCAAAGATAATCGCCTTCCCACTTGTGACCTTTTCTGTTGAACATCTCAACATCCATACCACGGAGACCCTGTATCTGGGTTAGCTGCCAGTAGTCAGAAATGCAATCCCACCAAGCAACATCATTCATTCTGATAATGCGATCAGGTGTCTCTTCTCTGTTAAAGATTGCACACTGGTCGATCTTGTCGTATAATGCGCCCATAGAAGGCAAGAATACGATGAACAGTGGTGCGCGTGCTCTAACAAATCTAATGCCGTATAGTACACCAAAAACAGTCTCATCTTTACCGTAGACAGGATTGCCAGAGAGAAAAGATTTTTTTACATAGCATTCAGTATAGGGCGTAGAAACTATCATTGGGTCACCGCCTGCTGAATACCAATTACTGCTGCCCCACCTGCAACTGCACCAATACTCATCCACATCCACTTACGTTGTGGTGACTGTTTCTTGATTACAGCCTTGAGGGCATCTATCTCTAGGTTCTTTGCTTTGTTGTCAGCAGCACGCCCTTCTTCACAAGTCTCAGCACGAATCTCGATAAGACGCTTGTGAAAGTCGCAATCAGAACCAGCCTTGTCTAGTTGGAACTCGATCTCCAAATCACACTTGGCCTGCTGCTCGTCGTGAGTTGTAAGTATCTCTGCGGCGGCTGGTGGACTAAGCAAAACGCCCGCAAAAGGTGCGGGCTCGTTTTCACCAACGATGGTGAAGGTGGGTTCGTCTGCGTGTGCCACCGACATCGCGAGAACCAAAAGCAAGTTACTGAACATAATACAATCCGTAGGTTTCTATGAATCTTTGGATAAGGGCTTCCTTATCTTCTGTGAACTCTCTTATTATAACCTCTTTCTCTGCTTTCGTCAAGTTCTCGATCTCAGATAGTCTTATCTCGTATTGCTCTTCAAGCGCTTGGAGTTCTGCCTGATACTTCTCTATTGCCTCGTCGCGTAGTTCTAGTTCTTTCGCGTGGAAGGACTTTAGGTTCTCTATCTGGGTTCGCATAGACTGCTCAGAGATTTCGTGCGCCTTTATGATGTTGCGCATGTCGTATTGCGACTTACCAAACACAACAAGAAGGAGCAGGACAAGCCCGATCTCCTTCCAGTGTTTTATACAAAAAGACAAAACCTTGCCTCTTATTTTATTAAAAGTCAAATGTGTCTTCATCAGACAAATCACCAAACTCGTCGGTCTTCATATAATCACGCAAATCTTGACCGTACAGTTCCTGAAATTCATCATACATTTCGTGATTCCACATATAGTCTGCAATCAACGCTTTGCTATGGGTCTCATCTTTCAATAGATCGACAAGTTCTCTGTATATGTCATCTTGCATTTCTAGATCATCAGTTGGATCAAAACCAGATGCTTCGGCATCCTTCATATGATCGGCTTTTCTTCTATCTCTAAATTGAGCCAATTTGGCTTCGATATCATCGCTCTCTTTAAGATTTTCTCTAAAAGAGTTCCAGTTTTCCATTATAAGTTTCATTTTATTCTAGTCCTTTTAGTTTTACAATAGCGTCAATTACGGATTGACCACCGAGGTAGAGACCAGAGATAATAACCCAGTCTGCTGATTCTAGACCGCCCCAAGCCATAAGTCCTGTAGCAGTAAGCCACACAAGTAGTTTGCGAGAGGTAACTCTTTGGATAATACTGTCGAGGAGGGCTTGCTTTTGTTCTTTGCTCATCATTTGGCACCCATGTCTTTTAATTGCTCGTAGATCATTCCAATAAGAACTGGCAGAGACATAACACCAATTAGTGGTGCCATCTTCTGTAGTGCATCCATAACGAGTTGTATATTTTCCGGGGTAATGTTTTCCATACCCTCTCTCAAGTGCCGATCATCAGTGGGCATCGGCGCTACACCTTCGCCGTCGGCGTAATAGGTAGTGTCGTAATATCCACTGTCCATTTCATCTTTTATCATTTTTTCAATAACACTGGCATCAGGCTCACGGAAACCTGCTTGATGGAGCATTTGCATACCTTCTCTCATAAGTTCTGTTGGTTTCTCATGCCCCTGTGTTGTTACAAGGAAGTTTGAAATCAAAGCGATTGGACTATCCA